TAAAAAATAGAAGGGGGGGTTGTTTGGAGTGGGAGAAAAAAAAAAAAGACCACGCCTTAGATATTAACATCGTTGCTGAAAAGATACTACCCGATGTATCGCAAGACGAACATAAACCAAAGCTAATATTTAGGAATGTAGTTGGCACAGTAAACGAAGAGTTAAAGCAGAAGATACTTGCCAAAGGCTACCCATCAGTAGAGTTCTACGAGGGAGAGAATAAGGTGTTGTAATGTAAATGGGGTATTCGGCTAAACAAGGTCGAATACCCCATTTTAAAATATATACAATTAAAACGGACTTTGCGAACGTCGCACACGTCCACTCCGCCTGTTTATAGTAGCCGTAATCTTGTCTGTTATATCTTCCAACCTTTGCGCCCACAGTACTTTATTTTCAGGCATTGTAATGCCTACCCAATCACTTAGCACGCTACAAATCAAATATTCGTGTATAAGATGAACCAAATATTCTAAAGACGTGCGAGAGAACGTTGTAGGCACTTTCATATCTATAATGTAGTTCTTAGGGTCTGCAAATGCATCGTCCAAATGCTCACCACCTACAATATCTGTGTGTGTATAAGCATACAGCAGCTCTATGCACTCCTGATGAGCCAATCGCAGAACACGTAATACCCTATCCAAGTTTTCGTCCTGCACAATATCCTTAAGCTCTTGCTTTGCGTTTGTATTGTCCGAAGCAGATACTTCGCTTTGCACCCAGCTATTGTTACTAATGTCGTGCAACAGTTCATCACGCTTAAACAGTAGACTTACTTGTAACTGTTCTCTGTCGCTTGCCAACTTTGTAAACTGACAATACCCACCATCACATTTTAATTCCATATATTAACCTCCTTTATATTAAAACCTTGTGCCACGTCTATGGCGAGTGCGTTTGCTCATAGCCTCGTAAATCTGTGGCAACAGACCCTCCGCCATCTTGTAATAGGCATTTGCTTCGTCTGCATTCGTCTTTAGATACCAATTGCCAATAGCATAATTCACAATATAGTCGTGCAAACCAGCTGAAATGAAGTCTATAGAAGACACACTAAAGTTATATGGCATACTAAAAACAAATACATATCCTTTGTCTACAGAACGCTTAATATCGTTCTTAAGGACGTTGTTTATTTCCTCCACTTCCTCATAGTTATATATATACTTGCCTAAATGAGTGCGTAGCTTTGCAATAGCACTCTGTATGCTTCTATACAGTTCGTTCTCACATTCCTCCGAACTATCTGTGGTTGCATCGGCTGCTTCCTCATACTTGTCGCCACTCATAGCCGTACGATTCGCAAGATATGTCTTTGTGGCTATGTCATAGAACAGCTCGCCAATCTTTATTGTAATTTTAATTTCTGTCTTTGCCATATTCTTTGTTATTCAAAATTAGCTTTTGTAGGTGCAAACTTCATACACAGCTTGCGTCTTATACCCTTTATAAAGTCATTGTAGTTTGCAAAGTAATATTCGCAACGTTCCTTGTCCGTCAGTTCAAACCATTTGCACAGAATGAAATTCACAAAACAACTAAACAAATCCTTTTGCAATACTGTCTTCCTTTGTGCTACATCACTCAAAGGCTGTATTATAAATGTGGCATCGTTACTTTTATCGTTTGACACAATATCCTTTATAAAGCGTTGCAACTCACCAGCCACCTTTCCACAACAGTCCTCCCAATACCTATCCAATAGTTCATTATCGCTATCCGTAATAGCTATGCGAGTATAAGTATCCGCTTGTCTGTCCTGCTCTTTAAAGCTCTTTGCGCCAACGTAGCCACTAATCCTCGCCACTTCGTTGTAAACGTCTTTTCTCTTTATATCTAATTCAATGTTTGTTATCATACCTGCAAACTTAATTATAATACCTTTTAATCATTAGTTATTCATTAACGCAACTGATTATTAAACCTGCCACGCAACGATACACTTGCATTGCTCAAACTTTGCGACGTTGTAAGGCTACCAAAGCCTACAATGCGAAAGTATTTGTAAGGCGACCCACTAAAGCCACGTAGATAGTGATTTTCAGAGGACCACACTATATTCCAGCTGTTAAGGTCTACAGAACCGTACAGCACCATTTTAACGCTACCATCATTAAAGTGTCCACGCTGAATGATACTCTCAACAGTCTTTAATACGTCAGGCACACCAAATTTCAGAGGGCGTGTAACAAATAGGAACTTTGCATCGTCCCTATTCTCATATTCTGAAAGGTCTATTAAGCTACCATCGCTACACATTGCTAATGCCTGTGGGTATGAATTGACACCGTGAGTAATAGAACTCGTCATCATACCCCACATCTTCGTACGGAGCGAATATACATACGCATACGCCTTTGTGGGATTGTACAGCACAATACGCTGGTGTGTGTAATCAAATACCATTCCACTATCTTGTATGTACTGTCTGAAAGGAATATAATCAAAGTGTTTATCTAACAGTCCTGCCAACTTTATGATTTCAGGACCAAAGCGCAAAGAACCCAAGCTAAAAGCATCTTCACTCTCTAATACTTCTGTAATACAGGTACTTTGCGAACCCGACAACATCATAATGCCTCGTGTCGTTGCAAACAGCACAGCACTATCTACTTGTGTTATGCTATCCTTATCCACACACACGTCCCTTGTAATTGGTTGGCGTGCCGAATAAGCACCATTGGACGCAACTTCCAAAGCCCACACACCATCGGACGTGAAAGCATACAATGGGAACTGTCCAAACTGACCTTCTGAAAGAGCCTTTGCAGCAGTGGAGATACCATATACTTCACCAACACCGACAGTGGTAATGCCTAAAATAGGAAATACAAAGGGGTTGTTCACTTTTGAAGTGTATATCTTGTTAGCTATATTTACAGTTCTATTGGCACTTGTTGATACGATAGGAATATTAACGCCATTAAAGGCTTCTGTATCTAACTCTTTCATATCGCCCAGCCGTCTAAAATTACCAAACCAAAATGCACCATTAAGACCGATATGGCTTTCGAGCGGCAACTCGAAGTATCGTTCCTTGCTTGCATTCCATTCGCCAAATTCCCAGTCCCCCTGTATGCGAATGATAGCCTTATAGGCATTTGCGTTTGGATAATAGAAGTAATAGATAGGTACATTACAGAATATATTCTTTGTATCGCTTTCAACCACTATGTTGCGCCCACCTTGTTTAACATATACATACGCACGCACCTTGCTCATCTTCTGTTCTGCAGCTTCTATGCCATCAGAGTTTACAGCCGTATTTACAGCCGATGGATTAAAGCCACTAAACAGCGTCTTTGAAAGTCCTGTGAGGTTTAAGCGTTGGTTGTACACAAACGAATATTTTGCAGTAAGTCTATCGTGGCTGTCGTAATCGTCTGTCATCGTCTGTCGATTCACAAGAGCCTTAAGGAAGTACTCATCAATATCTATCTTCTTTCTAACTCCCGATGTTAGTTCTTCTATGTTAATGCTTTTGAGGAGATAGAAATCACGGCACGTCTTTACATTCTCTAATACTGTTTTAAGCGGCACTTTTGGAATTTCGATACTCGCCTTAAAACCAACGTCCGCATATTGCGCACCGTCAGGCACATTAAACTTCTTCTTATAAGCTGTAATCCAGCTCCAATCGCTATATTTACCCTCCGCCTGCACTTCTTTTAAGTTGCAAACAGATTTTACAGTAGTCATATCAGATGACAGAACAGGCGTTATATTTAAATACTCTATGTCGCCACTTTGTTTGTATGTATATATAGGAGCTGAAATGTACACATCAACCGACTTAACGATATCTTTCCAAATTTTAAGCTTCTCAATTACGCCTGTATCATCTGTTACGATGTAGTCTAAATCGCATACCATTCCAAACACACGGTAGTTTATTTGTGTTGTAGAGAAGAACACCTTATCCCCTGCCTTATAAAAGTTCATACCCTCTTCCATACATATAGGGCTGCATTCTGTAGACGGTATCATTAATATAGGCGCAGAGTGCTTCGTTAAGCTGCCGTCATACAGCCGATAGGCATAGCGCACAAAGAATGGGTAGATAAATTTGCCATTGCGTTCGTAATTCTCTGCTATAAACTTATTCACATACCCCAACACGTAATCTGTTATCTCTTTCTTTTCGCTATCCCTAATCTTTAGGCGAAGCGTGGATTTGCCATTTAGTCCATCATTCAAGAAGCCACCCCATTCAGCTTTACTTACTCCTTTGTCAAAATTCACAATTGAAACGTCCAGCTTGTCACTCTGTTTCAATTCTCCTTGCAAGCCAAAGAGAAGAGACACATCAGGTATTTCACTACCTAATATTTTATAAGCGTTCCTTTCGTTCTCCCATAAAAGATACTGCACGCCCGATGTTG